AGTAGTAATTCTAGCAGAATGTATGTAAATGGTAAGTATGTGTCTCAGAAACATCCTTTGTATAAACCTGGAAGATATAAATCTTTTAACGATGCAGCATTCTCTTCTTTGGTTAATTATGTACTATCAACAGAGGGAGAAGTTTACGTACTGAAGAACCCTGCTTGGCAGAATTGGTACAAAATAGGTAAGGCTATCGAATCTAAAGACAGATGTAATGGCTACCAAACAGGCAGTCCTCACAGGGATTACGAGTTAGTTACCTATAAAAAGTTTAAGCACAGAGGTATGGCAGAAAAGATGGCACACTCTTTAGCTGAGGGTTTAAGTCGTAAGAGAGCTAATGAATGGTTTTATATAGAGAACCTAGGCAAAGAAGACTTTGACAAGATGTTGGGTCTTATTGATGGATTAATAGAGGAGAAGATACAGAATGATAGAACTAGCGCTAATTAGAAGCTTAATGCAAAAAGATTTTTACGAGGATCATAAGGGCAGTAAGTGTCCTGACAGACTCTTCAGTAAAGATGTACGCAAGATCAAGAATACTTTGGACGAGGCTATGAGAAAGCATGAGAGAAACCTATCTCTTACAGAACTACAAGCTTTGTTCTTTTCGGATAATGGCACGATGACCTCAGCAAACAAGGCATCCTTTGAAGTTTTATTTAGTAAGCTATCCAAGGAAGAGCCAATGAATAATGATATAGCTAAGGAAGTTTTATCTAAATTGTTTCAACAGATGGTGGGAGAAGAGGTAGCCAACATAGGTTTTGATTATGTGAATGGCACTAAGAACAACCTTGAACCCTTGAGAAACATATTAGATAACTATCAGGATGACTTTACTCCAAGCTTTAAGTTTCAAGGAGACGACATAAGCTTTGATACTCTTGTTGACCACCTCAATCTAAAGTTTCAGTGGAAGTTTAATATACCATCGCTACGTAGAAGGGTGGAAGGACTAAGTGGTGGACACTTTGTAATAGTGGGAGCAAGACCTAACACCGGAAAGACATCCTTTCATTCTAGTATCATAGCATCTGAGGGTGGCTTTATAGATCAGGGTGCAAAGTGTGTAGTGTTGTGCAACGAGGAGGCATACAAGAGAGTTGGACTCCGGTATCTCTATTGCAAATCTAATATGTCTAGCGATCAAGTGTTGGAGAACAGAAAGAAAGCACTAGAGAGATACGATCCTATAAGAAGTTTACTCTCTATAAAGGATGCCACTGACAAAAACATGGATTACGTTGAACAGCTAGCCAAAAGTGTGAAGCCGGATATAATTATTCTTGATATGGGTGACAAGTTTGCAACAGCCGGATCAGAAAGATCAGACATATACCTCAAAGAGGCGGCAATTCATGCAAGAAACATTGCCAAAAAGTATAATTGCGTTATAATTTGGATGTCCCAACTTTCAGCAGAGGCTGAAGGTAAGATAAATGTTAACCAATCCATGCTTGAGGGTAGCAAAACAGGCAAGGCAGCAGAGGCAGATTTAATGTTATTAATTAGTAAGAACCCTGATATTGAAGGACAGGACAGCAATGATCCTCAGCGACACATTCGATTGGCTAAGAATAAACTAACAGGTTGGCATGGCACAGTTCATGTTGAACTAGATGTAGAAACAGGAAGGTACTCAGCATGAAGATAATACTTGATGTAGAAAACACCACCACTAAACGTGATGGCAAGTTACACCTAGACCCTTTTGAACCTGCCAATTCTTTGACACTTGTGGGTATCATGGATCATATAAGAGAGGAAGAGAAGACAGTTTTTGTATTTGACCATAAAGAAAAAACTATTGAAGACGATGATGCACAACAAAGACTACAAACAGTTCTTGATAAGACCACTCTGATTGTTGGTCACAACTTACAGTATGACTTGCAGTGGCTTTGGGCATGTGGTTTTAAGTATGATCGTGATATATTTGATACCATGCTTGGAGATTACATACTACAGCGTGGACAAAAAGGCTCTGTAAGCTTAGAAAACTGTGCATTACGCTACGATTTAGACATGAAGAAGTCTGATACACTCAAGGATTACTTTAGAAGAGGCTTTCAAACAGACGAGATTCCTCTAGAGGAGTTATCAGAGTACCTAGAACAAGACCTAAGGGTTACTAGATCTCTGTATTGGCGACTAATGGATGAGTACAACAAGCCTGAGTCTCAATCATTGGTTAGTGTGAGGGATACTACTAACAAAGTGTGCAAAACGCTGACTAGAATGTATATGAATGGTTTCAATATAGACCAACAAGCTTTACAAGAGGTGCGAAAGCAGTTTGAGGATGAGTTGTTGGAGATAGAAACTAGATTAGGGACACAAGTTAAGCATTTAATGGGTGATACTCCTATAAATCTCAACTCTCCGGAGCAAGTTAGTCAAGTAATATATTCTAGAATACTACACGATAAGAAAAAGTGGGCGATTGCATTTGACTATGTTGATGAAAAAGAAGATTTCAAACAGGCTGTCAAGGATAATAGCTCTATGATGGTTAAAACAAAGGCTAGTGTGTGTCAAACATGCAAGGGTAAGGGCAAAATCTACAAGACAAAGAAAGATGGAACACCTTTTGCCAAGCCAAGTCGATGCACAGATTGCGATACTAGAGGGTACAAGCTAACTAAGTTAAAGCAAATGGCAGGTCTAGGATTTTTTCCACCATCAAAGGCATGGGTCAGTGCTAATGGTTTCTCTACGAGTAAAAGTAACTTGGAGCATCTCATAAATATAGCTAAATCAAAAGGGATGACAGATGCAGAAAGCTTTCTAACCGATCTAAAAAGACAAAGTGCTGTGTCTAGTTATCTATCTGCTTTTGTTGAGGGTATACAACACTACACAAAAGAGGATGGCATGTTACACGTTAGTTTAACCCAACATGTTACAGCCACAGGACGCTTTAGTGGACGTAATCCTAACATGCAGAACATGCCTAGAGGTGGTACGTTTCCTGTGAAGAGGGTGTTTATCTCTCGTTGGAATGATAATTCATTTGGCATGAAAGGTAAAATACTAGAGGCAGACTTTGCTCAACTAGAATTTAGGGTTGCTGCACTTTTATCTCAAGACAAAGTTGCAATGCAAGAAGTGTCAACCGGATTTGATGTTCACTCCTACACGGCTAAGATCATCACTGAGGCAGGTCAACCTACAACTAGGCAAGAAGCTAAGGCACACACCTTTGCCCCACTGTACGGAGCTACAGGGTACGGTAGAACAAAAGCTGAAGCTGAATACTACACACACTTTATGGATAAATACAAAGGCATAGCTAAATGGCACAAGAAGTTAGGTGATGAAGCTATTAACCTTGGTAGAGTAAAGATACCATCAGGTAGGCAGTACGCTTTTCCTGATGTAGAGAGAAGGGCAAGTGGAACTCCAACACACTTCACCATGATTAAGAACTATCCTGTTCAAGGCTTTGCTACAGCAGACATAGTTCCTATTGTACTGTTGGAGATTGAAGATAGATTAAGTGGTTACAAGAGTATGTTAGTAAATAGTGTGCATGACTCTGTGGTATTGGACGTTCATCCTTCAGAGGAAGAGGACGTATTAGATATTATAGATAGTGTAAACAAAAGTTTAAAAAGTATAGTAGAGTCCTACTATGACATTGACGTTAATGTTCCGTTATTACTAGAGTCAAAGATAGGTGATAATTGGCTTGACGTTAAAGATGTAGTCTGATAAAATTCCATTTCTAAATAGGAGAAAAAACACATGGAAAACGCATTAGAAATAATAGGTAAATCACCCACTGACTTAGCAGAGTTGATGGGTATGTCTAACGCACCTGCTAAAAGCACATCAGCTTTGGCAGAAGTAAAGTTAGTTCATCAAAATGTGATGGGTACAAAGGAAGTCGATGGTGAAACTATGGAAGTAGCTATAGTTAAATCCGGAGCTTTCTCCGTAACCTTTCCGGATGACACAATATATTACAGTGATAAGGTGACAGTGCGTCCCTTTATGCAGCGATTTCAATTCCAACGCTACGACAAGCACTATCAAAAGCCTGATGGTAGCGAGGGTAGAATGTTGCGAACTGTAATGGCAACGTCTTTGAATGGCGATCTGAAGGACAACTACGGTGGTTTCAACTGTGGTAGACCATCAGGCTACGTAAAGGACTTCAACTCGTTGCCACAAGAGACACAAGAGCTAATGAGGGCAACGGATAGGTTTAAAGTCCTCTTTGGCTTGTGTACGCTTGACAAAGCAAAGGATGTCAATGGTAAACCTGTAACTGTTAAAGAGTTCCCTTTCCTTATGAGGATCAAGAACAGAGATAGCTTTAAGGCTATGACGGATATGTTCAATCAGATCCAAAGGAAAAACAGACTTCCTATTCAACATCTGTTACATCTTGGCACAGAAGTAAAGAGTATACCTAGTGGTGCGACTTATGCTGTGTTGAAACCATCTCTAGGTAAAGTAGTAGAGATCACCACTGATGACCAAGAAGTGTTGAATAACTTTGTTGAGTGGGTTGAGTCTATGAACTCAATAACGATTAGCAAGTGGGAAGAGCATCGTAGACCTGATGAGTTGTCCGATCAGGAAGATGATATTGCCTCAAGCATAGTTGAGATTGAGGAGTAGACATGAACCATCCTGCAGAAGTGGCGATTCATTCTTTCTTACAGAAGGCTATGCAAGGGGAGTCTCGCATGAGCAAGGCTATCATTAACATTGTGGCTAAGGATGTTAAGGATGCTCTGAGTCGTCAATTCTCAGGGGAGAAGAGAAAGTTTAAACTTCGAATGTCAAACATTGGACGCAAGAAGTGTCAGTTGTGGTTTGACAAAAATCATCCGGAGGAAAAACTCTCTGACTCCCCTTTCTTTCTCATCAATATGATGCTTGGAGATATAACTGAGGCTGTCTTTAAGGGGCTTTTAAGGGCGGCAAAAGTTAAGTTTGAAGATAGTGAACAGGTATCTTTAAAAACAAAGAGTGTTAATATTGATGGGACTCATGATCTTGTACTAAACGGAAAGGTTGATGACGTTAAATCAT